TAACTTCCTCAAAGTTTATAACGCTGGTCAAGAGTTCAAGTCAGCTGGATTGACTCCAGTATACTTGCTTGATCAGAGTTATATGGATCTTTTTGTAATAGCAAAAGAGACGTACAAAAAAAGGTTACACTGACCCCTTGATTTCGCGTTCGCGAAACCTATATAGAGTATGTACCGCCTAATGGGGTACATATTTTAATCTACTCGCTTAAAAGGAGCAAGACATGACAAATTGGCCTACATACAAATTCGATCACACATTCGCTGATCTCGAAAAGTTCTCAAAGTTTTTTGTTGGTGCTGATAAGATTGCACAAAGAGTGCATGAAACAGTAGAGCACATTCAAAAGACTGCTGGTGTTGCTTATCCTCCATTCAATCTTAAAAAGACAGACGAAAACAAGTATGCTATCGAACTAGCAGTTGCTGGCTTTGGTAAGCAAGACATCGAACTTACTCTTGAAGACAACAAGCTTGTGATTAAGGGCAATACTGCAGTTGATTCAGAAGAAGCTGCTGATTACCTTCACAAAGGTATTGCTGACCGTGCGTTCACTCGCACATTTTCTCTTGCTGACAACGTTGTTGTTAACAATGCAGAAATGATTAATGGTATCCTCAAGATTTGGCTTGAGCATATCATTCCAGAAGATAAGAAGCCTCGCAAGATCGATATCGAAGAAGCTGCTGAATCTTCATCTAAAAAAATAACCAAGTAATTTAATTGAATTGTAGATTATGACAGCTGGGGGTGCGATTCCCCCAGCTTTTCATCGTTCACATATAAGGGTCATACAAATGACACGTTTAATAACAAAAACATACGAAGCAATACGTGACACAATGCGTTTCTACCGTACAGTACACGAACTAACTCAGCTCAATGATCGTGAGCTTGCCGACCTAGGATTGACTCGTGGAGACATCTGTCACGTAGCTGCCAATGCGACTCTAAAAGGCTAAATACTGAGTTGAATCTTCTATATTATGAATGTTAATAATATGGGAGAAATATATGGCACTCGTAACATTTGAACAATTGAATGACTTCTTCGAAGATACAAATGAAGATATCATTGAAAAATTCGTGGAACCACTTAACGAAGTTATGGCTTTCTACGAAATTAACACACCAGAAAGAATATCAATGTTCCTTGCTCAATGTGGGCATGAATCTGGTGGTCTCAGAACAATCAAAGAAAATCTAAACTATTCAGCTGATGGTCTAAGAAAGATATTTCCAAAATACTTTCGTGATTTAAATCCTGCTGAATATGCAAAGAAACCAGAGAAAATCGCAAATGTCGTCTACGCAAATAGAATGGGCAACGGTCCTGTTGAGTCTGGTGATGGCTACCGTTACTGCGGTCGCGGTCTTATTCAGCTAACTGGTAAAAGCAACTATGCTGCTTTTGCTGCTGACATGGAAATGCCACTAGAAGAAGCAACTGAATGGCTCAGCACTGAAGAAGGTGCTACATGGTCAGCAGGATGGTTTTGGGATTCAAGAGAGTTAAACAAATGGGCAGATAAAGGTGACGTTGTTACTGTTACAAAAAAGATTAACGGTGGCACAATTGGTCTAGCAGATAGACAAGAGCATTATGCAGCAGCCTTAGAAGTATTCGGAGGATAATCATAATGCCAAAATTCGGTAATAATACAGAAGACGATGAACCAGTAGCAAAGCCAGCAATGGATCAAATTCCACCTGCTACAAAAGGCGCTGCTGCTTCTATCAATCAATCTGCTCCATACACACCATCATCTTCTGCAAGTTCTTCACAGCAACTTTCAGAAGCTGCTCAGCTCGCAAAGATCGAGTTAGAAAAGAAACAGTGGGAAGCACAAAACGCAAAAGAATCAGAACACTGGATGAAGTCATACTGGCGCCCAGCAATGGGTTGGCTGTACATGGCCATCTGCGCTTGTGACTTCGTGATATTCCCAATCATCTCGATGTTTTTACCTGTGATGATCAAGGGCCTGCCTTACGTGGCATGGAAGTCAATCACGCTCGACAACGGTGGACTCATCCACCTTGCATTTGGTGCCATCCTAG